GGTAACTCATAATCAATAGCATTCTTAACAACAGCCAACACACCCCTACAATAAGGCTTAATCCTCTCCGCAAATTTTCTTTGAGTGACTGTAACTAAATCAGCATTCTGATAGATGAACTTAGTAATTTCTTCTAAATTCCTCTCCTTATAAACCTTATAAAGTCTGTGCCCTTCGTATAGATCAGTGAGAAGATCATCCGTATCAAAATGGACAAATTTACCAAACTCCTTTGCCTTCCCCACAATTCTAGCGGTATAGGGTCCTCCCCAATTAGAGATATTATTACACCACACTATATCCGCCCACTTCATATCCGCATAATCCCAGTCTTCCTGCCATCGCCCTTTATTTGCCCCCTCCTTAGTAAGGAGGTTCACATCTTCAACAATACCTAGAGGGTTTAGATTATACCGAAACTCAACTTGATCCCCGTAAAGCTGTTGCATCTTCTTCATCGGGGCTATGAGTCGATAATAGGAACAACCCCCCTCATTGGCAGGGGAACACAGAATTTTAAGCTTCTTCTTTTCCATAAAAAATGGGGGACAGCCTAACGGCTGTCCCCCTATCATAGTCACCAGATTTTGATTATTCGTCTTCTTCTAATTCTTCCTCGAAAATATCCTTAGTGGCTTCCGAAGAGTGGACCATGCCCAGTGCTCGTCCAACACTCATTACTCCTTCCTTAAGGTTGATGCCTTCACCAGTAGGAGCCAAAGACTTCAAAGCACTACTATAGTGTTGACGCTTCCTTCTAAACAATAGCAATAGCAGACCCTCAAACCCTGCCAGCCAGGGGAAGAAAGTTGTACCTGCTCTAAGTACGGACTGCGCCACAGTAACAAGGGCATCTCCTCCCCAATCCTCTTCCTCAGTAGACACAGGAACAAAAACAGCATTTACTTTCAATGCCTCTTCGGGGGCCATTACCACCACTTCGTCCTTCCAGCTTTCCCTATACTTCTCGGGAATCTTCTCCGTAGGCAAGATAATAGCATCTTCCCTCTTATCCTGTTGCACCTGATCAAGTGTAGTGAGCACCATATTTTGCTCGTTTACCCACTCCACCACCTTACAGGAACTAAAGGGCAAAATTATTGCCCCTAACACCACACCACAAATAATAGTTCTTAATTTAAACATAATTAGTTACTCTTCATCTTTTGGAGATAGTCTTCATCCTCTACATCTTCAGCCTCGGTAGGATTTTCACTACTCCCTTCGTGAGAAGGAAGAAGTGCCATAGCAGCATTCTTCACATCTTCATACTCCTCCAGTTTAACGAGAGCATGGATATCATGGAGTGAGTCCATCCATGCTGCTACTTCCGCCTTACTCCCAGCCTCGGAGGACTTAGGACGAGGCGATGACTGATCATACTTAGGCCACTGACCTTCCATGATCTTCACAATCTTAAAATCATGCCCAGATTCAAGATCGGTGATATCACCAAAATCTTCATCGAGCATAGCGGCAATAATCTTCTTAAAGAGGATCACACCGATGGAAAGGATTTTAACCTCCCCATTCTCACGATCAACCACATTCATGTAGTATCGGGAACGGGGCTTGACCTGACGGGCCAGATCTTCATCCTTGTTAGGCTCCTTCCAGAGCGAGTAGTACAAATCACAAAGAGCACAAGGTTCTCCATGAATCTTACGGCAATGAACATTCTTCACCTGTCCATCTCCATTAGGTACCCTATGAATCTTCGTCTCAGCGTAGAACATAGTCTCTTCATCCTTCCCAGGAAGAATGCGAATTGCATTCGTACCATCTTGGAGTTGGATGAAGTTAGAAAGAAAATCAGAATTAGAGTTTCCACCAGAATTACTGAGTTCCTCGTGTTTTGCCCTAAGGGCATTCAAGTCAATAGCCATGTTAAAACCTCCTATGGTCAGTTGTGGCAGTTACTATATTATAGTCGTAGTTTGCGAAATTTTTAGATTATCTGTATAAATTTGTCTCGGCGCGACGGTTGGATGATAGCTGTACGAGCATATCCTTCTTATGATCCAAAGCCGATACGAGACCCTTTAACAGCGTGTATTTAAAAGAAGCATCATTGACACTCTTTGTATATACTGTGAAGTCAGGGGTGGATTCAACAATATCGTCCAAATCTTTAGCGGTAAGTTTCTTGGGAAAAGATGACATTTTTTGGTCTTTTCTCGTTTGTGCCGTAAATTTAGTCAACTCCAAATTTGCGTCATCTAGAGCTTTTTTAGCTACCGACAAAAGACCCTGATAGTAAGAATACACCGAAGCCTGTCGAGCCAACTCAGTATCAATTTGGTGCTTATCGAACTGAGTAACGCCATCAGCGACATCTACATAATTGTCCCAAGTGAGGTCTTCCAGAGCTTCTAGTAAAGTTTGAGATTTATTCATAGGTATTACCCATCTCTCTATAGTCGAATTTAGTGCCTAGAAACTGATTAACCTCTTCATGACTCACAGCTTCTTTCAAATTAGACGGATGATTATTAGTCAGCTTACCATCCACATGGAGTACCTCTGAACCATTATTAGGGCTTCCATCTGTCTTCATCATTTGGGGCCATCTCTTGTAGTGGAGGAGAAATACTAAATGAGACACATACACCTCCTTGCCGTTCTTGGAAGGAGCAGTTATACTAATCTTCACATGACCTGATTCTGGAGAAGTACGGGTAGTCATCTTTACTGGTATACTACAACTTGCGCTTGGCTTTGCCCACACCTCTACTCTCCCCTGAGAAGTGTACCTGAGCATGTATCTATCCGCTGCTTCCTCATAAGTTGGGTAACGGTTCCTCTTGTTCTTTCTTGGCTTCTTTCTAGTAACTGAATTAGTCCCATTCAGTCTGTCTACATCTTCCCTACAAGGGAGATTATTATCTAACACCTGTGTTAGCTGGGGGGCAATATTGCGGCACTCCCTTAAAAATCTTTCATGATTTAGGTTAGCTAAATCTCTCCCAGCTTTAATAAAAGTATCGGCGGCGAACTCTTCTTTAGACCTGTCATAGTCAAGCATCTTACTCTATCCTTTTGTAATAATCCACAAACAAAATATCCCACAAGTGGGGATTCAAATTTTTAAACATCAAAAAAGATCTACAAGTGGTTTCTGTGAAAATCTCATTTGTTGTTTCTATTTTATCAGCTACACCTTCCTCAGGGCCCCCTAAACCTAGAGCGTCCACTAGAGCATGGCAACACTCATGTATTATAGTGTGATGAGCTTCCTTATCCGACATTCCTTCGTCTAAACTGATAATAAATTTATTAAAGTCCGTAATGCCAAAGCATTTGGAGTCATCATCATCTTTAAGATTTTTCTTAATAACAAAAGAAAATTTGGACCAGCCCACATCAAATTCTGGGGGAATGAGGGAGAGTAGTTTAGTCTTCTTCGTCATAGGGTTCCCCCTCCGACATGCGGAGAACATTGTAATCTATCTTCATCGGCACAGTAAAACGAGGTCTTCCATTCCTAGATTTTACAACGTAAGCTCTCATTGTCCCGTTATCAAACTCTTCTTCATTTTGGTTAAGAGATATAGCAAAATCACACGTTCTAATTTTTCCGTAGGAATCACCCAACTCAGAGTCGGTAATAATTTTTACAGCCCTACCCAAACGATTAGTTTGAGTAGCCGTCCATACCAATACCTTTGCCTCCATAGCTAACCCACGCAACTCTTCAGCTATGCGTTGTTGCGCTTGATATTCATGCTGCCCCTCTCTAGTAGGTCTCAAAAGTTCCAAGTAGTCAATAATAATAACACTAGGAATAAACTCCTCATAATTTCTAAGTTGAACTAAGAGTGCCCTAAGGGTATTGACCGTCGCGGTCCCACACGGAAACTCTTTAATCATCAACTGGCCATCGGGGAAATTAGTGCGGAAAATACTTAGCCTTTCCTGGACTTTGAGTTGGGCGGAAGTTGATTTTAGCTGGGCCTGGGGAATCAGAGTTGTAACAGAATCAAACCTCTGGGCGATCTTATCCTCGGACATCTCTAATGACACATATAAAACTTTACGCCCCTCCATCATAGATTGAACTGCTTGGTTAACAAGCCACAAAGACTTGCCCACGCCAGGGGGAGCAATCACCATAGCTAATTCCTTCTCACCTAAACCTCCCTCTAAAGAGTGATTCAAAGTGGGAAGAAGAGTTTTATATT